CATCCCCGAAAGTGGGGGGCCGTAAGGGTAACACCCCTGAGCCCAGCCGGTGACGCCGGGCTTGACCGCGTGGCGCAGGCTGTAGAAGGGGATTTCCTTCTCCAGTTCCTTGACGAATTCAGGGCGTTCCGGGCGAGGTCCGATGAGGCTCATTTCCCCTTTGAGCACGTTCCACAACTGGGGCAATTCGTCGATGCGGGTCTTGCGGATGATTTTCCCCACCTTGGTGACGCGCGGGTCGGATTTCATGGCCCAGACAGCACCGTTTTTCTCGGCGTCGGTACGCATGGAGCGGAATTTGTAGACGGTGAAATCCTGCCCGAACAGGCCCACGCGACGCTGCCGGTAAATGACGGGGCCGGGAGATTCCACACGGATGGCAATGGCGGTGAGCAGCATGATGGGCGATGTGCAGATCAGCAGGCCGAGCGTGGCGAACAGGTCGAAAGCCCGCTTGAGGCGGCGCAGGGAACCTCGGGTATTGAGCGAAAAGCCTTCTTCCGTGAGCAACCATTCGGAGCTGATCTGTGAGACGGGGAGCCGGTGCACCATATGTTCGCAGAAGGAGCGGACATCGACGATCATCTGCCCGTGCAGTTTGGCATGTAGCAGTTCGGTAGCGATGTCTTCGTCGATGGGGGCGTCGGGCAGCAAGACAATCATGGTGACGTTCTGCTGTTTGGCGATTTCCTCAACTTGCATGGGGGTGCCAAGATAGGGGATTTCCCTGTCGTTATCGCAGTCGCCCACATAACCGACGATGTCGGCGTCGGTCAGGGATTCGGAAATGGTCTGGCGTACCTTCCCGGCACGGTCGGTCCCGATGAGCAGGATTCTGGCTTTATGCACAAAGCGGCCGATGTGCTTGTAATAGAGCGCACGCCAGCCAAGGCAGAACAAAAGGCACAAGCTGAAGAGCAGCAGCAGTGTTCTGCGATCGAAACGCCAGTGCTGGAACGCATAAAATGCGGAGGCGGAAGCGATGGCGCCAAGGAAGAAGGCTATGAGGACCCGGCCTGTGGTGTCCTTGAAATCTTCAGCCCCGACGTTATAGGCATCCAGCACGTAAAAGAAGAAAAGATAGGAGACGACGGTGAACAGCGACGCCCCTGTGTAGTCGTCCAGAACGGAAAGATCCGCAGGCAGCATAAACCACCCGGTAATGCTGAGCGCCGCAAGGATGCAGACGGCATCCAGAACTTTAAACAGCCCTTTGCGATAACCGCTGATAAGCAAGGGAAACCTCCAGTGAATCCTCGTTACGAAACCAACTTCATGACGCTGAGGATAAGATCGGCAGCCTTGCGGGCATCCAGTTCTGTTTCCGCAATGAACCTTCCTTCCTTCCCCATACGGGCCGTCAGAGCGCTATCCTCCAAAAACGACTCCAACGCCTTTGCCAAGGCCTCGGGGGTCCGTACAGGCACGAGAAAACCATTCTTCCCGTCGACGACCACGTCCCGGCATCCGGGAACGTCGGTTGCCACGATGGGACGTCCCATGCTCATGGCTTCCATGAGCGAACACGGCAAGCCCTCCCGCCAGGAGGGGAGAACGACAACATTCGCCTGCCCGACATAGGGGCGCACATCACGCGTGACGCCGAGGTATTCGATAATACCTTCCCGTTCCCATCCCTTGACCGTTTCAAGAGGGACTCCGCCCCTGGAGCTTTCGGGAGCACCCAGAAGCTGGAAACGGGCATTGGGATACCGTTTCTTTACCAGACGGGCCGCTTCCGCATATTCATACAATCCCTTGGCTTCAAGAAGCCTTCCCACAAGAAGGAATGTAAGGGGGGCTTCGGGAAGAGGTGCCACGGCAAACTTGTCCGTGTCCACTCCCGTACCTTTGGTCATGACGACATGGGCACCGCGCGGCAGGCAATGCCAATCCCGAAACGTCTGGACATCGTCCGTATTCTGAAAGAACACGGCATCGCTAAAAGAAAGCGAAATACGATAGAGGGAGGAGGCCAGATACGTGAGCATCTTTTTTACTGGGGTGTTGGCCTCAAACATATACCCGAGCCCCGTAATCATGGCGTAGCGGGATCGGATGCCCGCCAAAGCTGCCATCGGAATACCGTAAATGACCGACTTGATGGTGGACGCATACAGGATATCGGCGCGTTCCTCACGGAAGATCCTGTACAGGGTAAGGCAAGTTTTTAAATCATGGACTGGATTCAGCCCCTTGTTGTCCAAAGGATAGTTGCGGATACTCGCCCCAAACCCCTTGAGGGTGGCTTCGGCTTCGGAATCGCCCGCAGGGACGAGGCACGTTACCTGATGCCCTTCTTCCTGTAGGCGGGAGATGAGCACACTCCAAAAGCTGACCAGAAAACTGGCCCTATTATTCATAATAATGATGTTCATGGCGGAAGAGTATAGCAGTGCGCCGAAGAGAAAGGAAGAGGGATAGGGGGCTTTCCCGCAGGAGGGAAAGGATCAGGTCCGTTTTTTGGGCTGTGCCGCCTGCTGGAAGAGGCGCCCGCGTACGACTGATGTTTGGCCGAACTTGTCTTGAAGCTCGTCCATGACCTTGTCCAGCTTGGTGCGGCGTTCTTCGTTGGATTGACTGTCCTTTCCGATGGTAGGGAGCCGCAATTGGTGCGGCGGGCTGTCGAAACCGGAGACGCCTACACCGATGAGCCGGATTTTCTCCTCAAGACGCATGTGATCGAGCAGATCACACGCTGTTTCATAAATGGTTTCCGTAGCGCTGGTCGGGGCATCAAGCGTGACCCTGCGGGTCATGAGCCGAAAATCTGCATACTTGATTTTGAGCGTAATCACGCGGCCCTGAAGCCTTTGTTTCCGTAAGGTGCGCCCTATCCGATCCGCATGGCGGAAAAGCCAGCTCTTGAGGAAGCCTATATCGCGGGTGTCGATGTCAAAGGTCGTTTCGGCGCTTTCTGATTTGGGAGGCGTATAGGGTTCCACTTCGCGAGGGTCAATGCCTTGTGCCCGTTCGTAGAGGGTTATGCCGGCTTTTCCAAAACGGCGCTCCCAAAACACTTTGGGATAACGGGGGACATCGCCTGCAGTGCGGATGGCAAGACTTTGGAGCTCTCTGACCATTGTTTTTCCCACACCCGGTATTTGTTCCACAGGAAGCGACTGAAGGAAGGCGGCCAGTTTATCTGGGTAAAGGATACTGAGCCCATCAGGTTTGTTCAGATCGGAAGCTATCTTGGCAAGAAATTTGACGGGGGCCAGCCCGATGGAACAGGTCAATCCTCCGGTTACTTCTTTCACTTCGCGTTTGATGCGCCGGGCCATGTCTTGCACAGGGCCAAAGAGCCGTTCCAGCCCCGTCGCGTCAAGATAGGCTTCATCGACGGACGCTTTTTCGACTCGGGGGGAATACGAGCGCAAGACATCAATGACGGTTCGGGAAACCTCGGCATAGCGTGCCATACGCACGGGAACGAGGATAGCATGAGGGCAGAGCTGCAATGCCTGTGCTATGGGCATTGCGGAATGGACGCCGAACTTCCGGATTTCGTAGGAAGCCGCACTGACGACCCCCCTGGGACCGCCTCCGCCAACGATGACCGGTTTGCCGCGCAGTTCAGGATGGTCTTTCTGCTCAATGGAAGCGTAAAATGCGTCCATGTCCACATGCATAAACCATTTCTGCATATATCAAGTTGTCCTTACAGTATTTATTTCCTAGATTCGTTTTGTGTCGTTTCTTTTTGCTAACCTATTGCTAACCAGAGTTTTTTTTCAAGCAAGGTTAGCTCTCTCCCCCCATCCCCTCTCACAAAAAAAGCACGCCCACAAGAGTCCTTTGGGCGAAGTCTCTAGCCGCACCCTTCGCGGGTCCTTCCGGGCTGGCGAAGAAAACAACGGCGGTTCGACCCCATACTGTGGCTACGACTTGCGAAATGGAACCCCCGAAATAATGAGATGTCTTCTGGGGATGTTAGCTGTCGCCTAAAAAGTTGTCAGTTTTTAGTTTAATAAAATCAATAGGATACTGATATATGAGTGGTAAAAAGTACAAGGATAAGGTCGAACAACGCACCAAGGAAGAAAAAAAGGCGATGAAGGCCAAGGTTGCGGCTAAGAAGCAGGATCTCATGTCCGAACTCACCACCGATGTCATCCGTACCTACTTCGATGAGGACGGCGTGGGCGATGGCAAGCTGTTCAACCGTCTGCACCGGGATAAGATCGTGGGTGTGATCGATTCGGATGATTTCCTTTTCTGGAACGGGGCGCATTGGGAGAAAGCGAAAGAAAAACAGGAGTTCCGGGCGATAGAGGATGTTGTCCGCCTCTATGAACGCCTTGCCGCCGAGAAGGAGAAAGAGTCCGACTCCGTGGATAAACGGGATGATCCCGATTTGAAGAAGGAACTCCAGAAGCAGCTCGGCGCAATCAGGCGGCGGATCAAGACACTGCGTGATGCCCCCGGTCAGGACAACCTGAAAAAGATGACGGCCCGTGTCGATCCCCCTCTGCTGGTTTACCCTGAGCAGTTGGACGATAAGCCTCGTCTGCTGCCCTGTCCGAACGGCGTGATCAATCTGGAGACGGGTGAGCTGGAGCAGGGTCGGCCACGGGATTACCTGCTCACTGCTTGCGAAACCGAGTACGATCCCGGCTTGCTGGATGTGGAAGACCCTTGCCCGGTGGCGAATGACTTCCTGCTCCGAAGCATGGATGGCGACAAGGAGCTTGTCGCGTTCATCTGGCGGCTGCTCGGATACGGGCTTATCCGGGAGCGCAAGGATCACATTTTTATGATTTTCCACGGGGAACACGGGCGAAACGGCAAGGATACGCTCATCAAGCTGATCACCACGACGCTCGGCAAGGCGCTTTCCGGCGACGTGCCCGTCGAGATGCTGCTCCAGACTCCGAACGTGAAGAACTCTTCCGGCCCTTCGCCCGATGTGATGAGGCTGCGAGGCATGTGCATCGCGTGGATCAACGAGGCCGAGGAGAATCAGAAATTTGCGCTGGCCAAGCTCAAGAAACTGTCGGGCGGCAGCTACATAACCGGGAGGAGCCCCTACTCGAAGGAGGAAACCTCTTGGAAGCAGACGCACCTGCCGATCATGACCACGAACGAACTGCCAAAGGCGAAGGCCGACGATGCGGCTTTCTGGCAGCGTGCGCTCATCCTGAAATGGAACCTGTCTTTCGTGAATAAGCCTGATCCGGCGAAGCCCTACCAGCGCCAGGCCGACAAGTATCTTGACGAAAAGCTGGAGAAGGAGCGGAAGGGCGTCCTCGCCCGGATGGTCAGGGGGGCCATAGAGTACCTCAAATATGGGGGGCTGCAAGTCCCTGAGAAAGTATACCGATGGACGGAGAGCCAACGTACTAATTGGGATGATCTCGCTCAGTTCCTTTCTGAATGGTGCGTCTGTGAGCCGGGCCATGAACGCATTGAGGACTACAAAATTTCGATCTCCGCCACGGATCTCCATGAGGCTTTCTGCCTCTGGTATGCCCGCTACAAGGATAAACGGTTCAGCATTTCCGCAAAGAAGTTTTCTGACCTATTGAATAAAAAGGAAATTCCCGCGAAACGGAGCAATGGTATCAGAAGGCTTGGGATCACGCTCACGCCCGATGCCGAACTAGAGATCCAGAAGGTCCGTGATTCTAATCCTTCCAAAACCTTCCGTAAAAATAGCCTCGATACTTATGATAACATATTGTGATTGAATGTATTTTCCGTAATGTGGAAAGATGGAAGGATTGCCCACTAACTTTTCATGCGTGAGATCTCCATGTTTCATTCATGCGCGTATAAACTTTATATACTCATGCTTCCATCTTTCCATAAAGAGAAAAGATTAAAAAGAACAATAAGAAAAAGAAAAACAACCTTGGAAAGAAGTGGAAGGTTTCTATGGCCACTATGCTTGAGAATTATCAGCACCGCTTTGGCAGCGCGGTGAAGGCGCAGGGAAACGGCTTCAATGGCCCGTGCCCGTTGTGCGGCGGGGAGCCGGGGAAGTCCGACCGTTTCGTCATCTGGCCGGAGCGTGAGCACGATCTCGGGAACACCTGCGCCGTGAACCATATCCCCGGCGTTTGCTACTGCCGCCAGTGCCGCTTCACCGGGGACAGCATCAAGTACCTGATGGAGATTGAGGGACTGAGCTTTCGGGAGGCGTGTGCCGAGCTTGGCATCTCCAATGCCCCGGTTCGGCTCCGCCATCGGCCCGCCCCGCGTGAGCCGCGTGCCGAGTCCGGCACGTTTACCCCGCAAGAGTGGGAACTCCCCACGGAGAAGTGGGTGGCTTATGCGACGAAACTGCAAGGCGAAGCGGAGCGGGAGATCTGGAACCATCCCGAAGCGCTCAAGTGGCTTGCTGCCCGTGGCATCACGGAAGAGGCCGTCCGCACCTATCGCCTCGGTTATCTGGCAGGGGAAAACGGCAAGGCGGGCCGGTATCGTTCCCGTTCCGCCCTTGGCCTCGCCCCAAAAGAGCGGGACGGGAAAGCCATGACCATGCTGTTCATCCCCCGTGGGATCACAATCCCCCTGTTTGCCGAGGACGGGCGGCTCATCAACCTCCGTATCCGCAAGCCCAACGCCGATCTCGCCAAGGAAGAGGGCCGGAAGTGCTTGAAGTACATCGAGCTGGAAGGCTCCTGCCGCCGCCCGTTGCTGCTGCGGCCCGAGACGGAACGGGCGAGGCTCTCCGTATATGTCGTCGTCGAGGGGGAGCTGGATGCCGTCCTGTGCCACTACGCGACGGGGGGCGGGATCGGTGCCCTCGCCGTCAGGAGCAACACGCGCAAGCCGGATGCCGAGGCTCATTCCCTGCTTGAGGGCGCGGTGCGGCTGCTGGTCGCCCTCGATTACGAGGACAGCCAGAACGGTGTGGCCGGATTGAAGTGGTGGATGGATACCTACCCGCACGCACGGCGCTGGCCGACGCCGGAGGGGAAGGACCCCGGCGAAGCCTATGGCCTCGGCGTGGATATACGGGAGTGGATCTCCGAGGGGTTGCCCCGCTCCGTCAGCCTGTCCGATGCCCCCGGAAGGGTGGAAGCATTTTCGTGTGGTCGTGTTCTTGAGGGGGGAGGGGGCGAAACGCCCACAAATTCCCCTTCTCTGGAAAAAGGAAAGGGACAGGACGGATGCGCGGCCAGCGTAAAAGAGGCGCTCCCGGCGGGATTGCGCGAAGCTATGCCCGCGTATCTCGCCGTCAACGATGTTCCTCCGGACGTGCTCCATGCATGGGCGCTATGGCAGGGCCTCCCCGTCCGTTTCATCAAGGAGGACGGGGGATTCAGGTGGCTGTACAGCCACTCGTGGGCAAAGCGGCACCGTGACCAGTTCGAGGCGTTCTGGCGGTTTCAGGACGGTTCCGACGCCCTGTGGGATTGGCTGTCGGCGCACGTCGCGGCGGAAATAGGCGCGCATAACCTTTTGAAGATATGGGGATAAGAATGCAGAAACAGGCTGCTCTGACGTCTCTATCTTGATGGCCCTTCTGGATGACGCACAGGGACAGTTGGAATGTGTATTCAGGTAACACAATGAAATAGATGCAAATATCCGGGTGCAACGCCCATATAGGACATGAGGAATTTTCGCGCGCGAAGAGTAGGGGATACCTTCAATCCTCCCATTTTTTAGAGAAATGCAATAAATTCTCAAATTTATACACTGTGAAACGTGGGAGGATATGGAAGGATTGATTTTATTGACAAAAATGCTCTTTGCCATGTTATGCTGGCCGCAAAATTTTATAGAAGGAGTTTTTTATGAAGATGTCAAACATTACCCCCTTTGCGTTTGGAGACAATCTAGTCCGCAGCATGACCGATGAGAACGGCAATCCGTGGTTCGTAGCTAAGGATGTTTGCCGGGTGCTTTGCATCGAAAACAATCGTGACGCTATTTCCACTTTGGATGAAGACGAAAAGATTACCGTCGCCAATCCCGACGGTAATCCCCGCGCGGGCATCCCACACCAGTATGTCCTTATCTCCGAATCCGGCCTTTACGCGCTCGTCTTCCGCAGCCGCAAGCCGGAAGCCAAGGCTTTCTCCAAGTGGGTGCGCTCCGAAGTCCTCCCGACCCTTCGCAAGACCGGAAAGTACGAGATGCCGCGCCAGACGCGACGGGAAGCCTTGCCGGATGACTTGCCGTCGGAAGCTCTGGCCCTGCGTCCATCCATGCGCCAGAAGCTGTGGCAGGACGCTTTGCAGACCGCCCGGCTGGATGGTGGCGATTCCGCGGCGGCGCGGGAATGGTTCACGTTTCTTTGCAGCATGGTGGCGGCATTGCCGCCTGCGCCCACTCCGGCGCGGGACAAGGTGCGGGCCTTCTTCCACGAATGCTGCGAATACGCCCCCGGAAACCGAGTGTCCGCTACTGTGCTGTATGAGGTTTTCAAGCAGTGGCACAGGGAACAACGGGGTGATTTGCCCTCCATGAAGGTGTTCGGCATCTGCATAAGGGAATTTGCCCGACGCCTTCGTTCCTGTGGAATATTTTATGAGGGGATATGCCTCAAGGCGTATATTGTTCGAGCATAACCTTTTGAAGATATGGGGGTAAAAATGCAGAAACAGGCTGCTCTGACTTATCTCTTGACGGCACGTCCGGTTTTGGGAATACTAATCTTCCCAAACCAAACGAGGCGTAACCGTCGCCATTGTCGTGCCCCACACGGCGAGAAGTACGGTCTGTTCTGCTATCGTCACCAATGCATCTCATTGGGGTGCGGTTACATATTGGTGGAACAACGTCCAGTATCCGTGAGGACTGGCGGTCTCGTTTGGACCGGGGAGCGTTGTTCCGCCTTCTTTTTGGGAAGGAACAACGTCCGGGTGTCCGTGAGGTCCCGGCGGCCTCACTGGGCCGGGGAGCGTTGTTCCTTCCTTTTTTTGTACCCAAACCAAACGAGGTGTCTCATGTCCCAGCATCAGACCGAAGAACTTGGCGAAAGCTTGGCTATCGGTATCCTTACCGCGCTCATGGAATTTTCCGACATGCTGTACGAATCCGGCGACTACCCAAAGGCCCGCATCTTGATGGCCCTTCTGGATGACGCGCAAGGTCAGTTGGAATGTGTATTCAATCAAATCAATAAGATAGATGCAGATATCCGGGTACAGCGCCCGTACAGGGCGTGAGGAATTCTCGCGCGCGGGGAATAGAGGAATCTGTCCATCTGTCCACTTTGCATAAAAGAATAATGATTTCTCTCTGTTAGATGATTTGAAATGCGTACAGATGTGAGTTTATCTATACCGGCTGAATTTATTGACATAATCTATCCATTTCATGCTAGAATGATCGCAAAATTTCATACAAGGAGTTTCTTATGAAGATGTCGAACATCACCCCCTTTGCCTTTGGAGACAATCTGGTCCGCAGCATGACCGATGAGAATGGCAATCCGTGGTTCGTGGCCAAGGATGTAGCCGTGGTACTGGATATCCAGAACATTCGGCAAAATTTGAGTGAGCTGGATGACGATGAAAAGGGTGTATGTACTACATACACCCCCGGTGGAGCGCAGGAACTCAAGACTGTCTCCGAATCCGGCCTTTACGCGCTCGTCTTCCGCAGTCGCAAACCGGAAGCCAAGGCCTTCTCCAAGTGGGTGCGCTCCGAAGTCCTCCCCGCCCTTCGCAAGACCGGGAACTACGTGACGCCGGGCGCGGTGGAGATGCTTTCCGCTTCTCCCGATGTTGATGAACTGAGAAATGAAGAGTCTACGGATGCAACCCGACGATTGGCTGAGAATTTCCCATCGTTATCTCAGCGATTCATCAATAGGGCGTGTGAACTGGCAATACAGATTGGTGTCACTGACACTGATAAAATGTATGAATTATATATCTGTTACTGTAAAATATTCCATACTCGCGAACAATTGAACTCAATTGAAGAATTTACAAATCTTGATCTAGATATCATTGACCGCATATGGAGAGAGGTACGTTCTTGTGAAGCATGTACTACTGAGAAAAAAAGAATCCAGTCATTTTTACAGCTGACAAAAGTTGTAGAGAAAATTTTGGACGAAACAAAATCCGTTCGTCTTGAAGCGGCAGCGAAAAAGGCTTTACAGGAATATATTTCCGCAGTGCTTCCAGAAGATATACCGCATCATATCGAAGTTTCCGTCAATGCCGGAAAATAATGATATGGACGCAGGACAGAACTGCAAGAATTGGAAAGAGGCGCTCACCTATCTGCAAGAGGATTGCGGCAGGAAAATCGGACAGACCAAACTGTTTGCCGACATCAAGGTCGGGCGCCTGAGAAAGCAGCCGGACGGTTCTTTCAAACGGCGCGACCTTGACCGCTACGCGGCATCGCTCCCCACGGCGGGGACGCCGGACAAGCTGGCCACCGATGCCGCCAGACGCCAGCAAGAGAAGGAAGAACAGGAAATCCGCAGGATACGGGCCGTGGCGGACAAGGAAGAGTTCATCCTCAAGGTCAAGCAGGGCCAGTACATCTCGCGGGATGACGTCTATCAGGAGCTTGCCGCCCGTGCCGTGGCCCTGTCCGCCAGCCTGAAAACGGAGTTCGAGGCCCGGTCGCTCGACGTGATCGCGCTGGTCGAAGGGAATCCCAAGAAATCAGGCCCGTTCGTCGAGCACGTCGAGCAGGTCATCGACGAGGCCATGAACGAGTACGCGAAGCCTGTGGAGATTGAGGTCACGTTCACCGCCGAGCAGGAAGCGGACGCCGAATCGGACGACGAATAACGCAGGGCAGGGGCGCGGCTGCCGAACAACGCGCGGGAATTGAAAATGAATGCAACACCCATACGAGAGTTCGACCATTTCCCCATTATAAACGGAATAGTCGGCAACGGCGTGAAGTTCGAGCGCATCCGGCGCATCACGGGCTACCTCGTTGGTACGGTGGATCGGTTCAACAACGCCAAACGCGCCGAGGTCCGTGACCGCGTGGCGCATATGAAAGTTTCTCCGGAGGCGCACAATGAAACTCCGTCACGGCATGACGGTGATGACGGCCCGCTATGCCGTGGTGCTGCGGGGCCGGAACCAGTGCTTCCCTGACCAGTGGTGGGGGCACCCGATCATCGAAGGGAAGATCATGAAACGGCACACCATCGTGCTGAAAGCCGAGGACGTGGTGGCCCTCCCCGTGCCGGAGGGTTTCCAACGAGTGTTTCCGGGATTGTTGAAGGGATAGCATGACGCAGCTTGCCTTGTACGAAATGCCGAAAAAGGAGTGCCGGCGCGTGGCCATTTCGGTGCCGATACCGAAATGGCTTCCGCCGTCTCTGGCCCTGTGGCTCCGTCAGCGCATGGCGGAACGGCTGGGGGGGGGACTGGCCGTGGGCACCCCGGGTCCCAAACGGGGAGACGAACGGCTGGACGGGAAACTGACCGTGGCCACCCGGTTCTCAAAAGGGGAGCGGGCCGCGATGAAGCGCCGCAGGCCCGTGCCGATCAGCGCGTGGGCGGAGAAGCACCGTATCCTCGAAATGTCGGCCATCCGGGGCCGCTGGCGGAACGTGTTCACGCCGTACCTCACCGGGATCATGGACGTGTCCGGGCTCCCCGGCGTCGAGACGGTCATCATCTGCAAGAGCCCCCAGACGGGCGGCTCGGAGTGTGGCCACAACATCGTCGGGTACTGCATCGACCGTCTCCCCGGCCCGGTCATGTACGTGTTCCCGGACGAGCTGACCGCCCGCGAGAACGCCAAGGACCGCATCATCCCGATGATCGAGGCCTCCCCGCGCCTCCGGCAGTACATGACGGGCTACGGGGACGACGCCTCCAGCCTGCGCATCAACCTGCTGCACATGCCGATTTACCTCGGCTGGCCCGCCTCCGTCTCGCGGCTCGGGAACAAGCCCATCCGCATCCTCATCCTCGACGAGCTGGACAAGTACAAGAACCCGAAAAACGAGGCCTCGTCCGAATCGCTGGCGGAGAAGCGCACGACGACATGGCGGACCCGGCGCAAGGTCGTGAAAATCTCGACCCCGACCACGGAGGACGGCCCGATCTGGAAGGCGCTCATCGAGGAAGCGGGGGCCCGCTTCGATTTCTGGGTGCGCTGCCCGCACTGCGGCTTTTTCCAGCACATGGATTTCGAGCGCATCGCGTGGCCCGGAAAGGATGAGGAGAAGTCCCCGGACGCCGAAACCGTGTTGGCCAAGCGGCTGGCCACTTACGCCTGTGAATACTGCGGCACGGTGTGGGATGACGGCGACCGCGACCGGGCGGTGAGAGGAGGGGAGTGGCGCGAGCGCACGTCCGGCCTTGAGCTGATGGCCCACGTCGCCGCGCACCGTCCCGTGAAGGTGGGCTTTCACATCCCCGCGTGGCTTTCATACTTCGTGAGCCTGTCCGAAGTGGCCCACGCATGGCTCAAATATAAGGAGAGCGGAAAATTGGACGACCTCAAGAACTTCAGGAACCAGTACGCCGCCGAGCCGTGGGTGGAGTCGCACGCGGCCCGCTCGGAAGACGCCATCCTCGCCCTGTGCGACGACCGCCCACGCGGGAAGGTTCCCGGCCCGGTGGACGGAAAAGAGCGGGTATCCGTCCTTCTGGCCACGGTGGACACGCAGCAGCACTATTTCCGGTACGTCATCCGGGCCTACGGCTATGGCGAAACCGAGGAGAGCTGGCTCGTGGCGTCCGGCTCGGCGGACAACCTCGCGGCGCTGGAGGAAATCCTGTTCGGGAGCGTCTACGCCGACCCGGACGGCAGGGAATACGCGGTCAAGGCAGCCATGATCGACGCGATGGGCGGGCGCACCGCCGAGGTCTACCGATGGGCCGTCCGTCATCGGGGCCGCGTCTTCCCGTGGCAGGGCGTCCGTTCGATGGCGCAGCCCTACACCCCCTCGCATCAGGAATACTTCCCCGACGCCAAGGGCAACAAGGTCAAGATCCCCGGCGGGCTGATGCTCTACCGCTGCGACGTGACGTTCTTCAAGTCCGATCTGGCGTTCAAGCTCGGCATCCACCCGGATGACCCCGGCGCGTTCCACCTCCACGCCAATGACGGCGGGCAGCTTGAACAGTACGCCAAGGAACTGTGCGCCGAGGTCTGGGACGACGAGAAGCAGGGATGGGAAAACCCGGCGAACAAGCCGAACCATTTCTGGGACTGCGAGGTCATGCAGCGGGCGTTCGCGTTCATCCTGAACGTGCGCCATCGCCGCAGACCGGACGAGGAAGCGAAAAAGCCCGCCCGTCCCCCGCGTCCGGTAGAACGCGGCGGGGGCGGCATCGGTTCGCGCCTAGCGAACCTGCGGAGGTCGTGATGGCGCTATACGACTTGTCGGATCGCCTCAACTGGCAACAGGCTTGCGAAATTCTCGGGTGCAGCAAGGCGCAGTTGTACCGGCTTGTGAAGGAGAAAAAGATTCCTGTTTATGGAACGGGAAAAAGATATCGATGGTATTTGAGAACAGATTTGAAACTATTTTTAGAAACAGGGTATTGTGAGAAAAACGACTTGACAAATTAACCTAATAGGGTAATATAAAGACATGGAAAAGAACAAGCCGCATTGCCCCTTGAGCCGTGTAAAGGCCCTGATTGAAGCTGGAAAGATCCATATGACAACCACAGCGCGAAATGGTGCCGCTGCATTGGGGTATGACCGGAAACGAGCCTATGCGGAAATCATGTGCCTGAGTCCTCATGAGTTCTATAAGAGCATGACTACATATCATGATTCTTCAGTTTGGCAGGATGTTTACCGGCACAAGGCGGATGTGGGAATGCTGTACATTAAACTGACTGTAATAGACGACGTTCTTGTCGTTTCATTCAAGGAGCTGTGATATGAAATGTCCAGAATGCGGAGGCGCGGAACTGGTGCCCGGCGTGAAGGAAGTCCCCTTCACATACAAGGGAAGGACAATCATGCTCGAAACCCATGCGGATTTTTGTCCGGTGTGCGGAGAGGGCGTTTTGTCGGATGAGGAAGCGGATCGTCTTGATGGTCTGTCGGAGGTATTTCGCCGTAAGGTGAATGAAGAACTGTTTGATCCTGCTTTTGTCCTATCCGTCCGGAAAAAGCTCGGCCTCGATCAGAGGCAGGCTGGTGAACTGTTCGGTGGAGGAGCTAATGCCTTCTCTCGATATGAGCTTGGAAAGGCCAAACCTCCACAGGCACTGGTGCAGCTTTTCAAGCTGTTAAATAATGATCCATCCCGTCTCAATGAACTGCGGGGCTGATGCCTTGAACAAGTTCGCACAGAAAAGTCCGGCTTCCCAGCCGGGCTTTTTTTTGTCTTTTTGAAAATTTTTTGTCTCCACAGTCTCTACAGTCTCCACAGTCTCCACAGTCTCAGACATGCACATTTTTTCGTGCTATGTGTAGCTCACTATGAGCACCATCTGGACACGTGAAGAACTCCTCGATCTGATCACCTGTTGGAAGGCCGCGTACAAGGCGGCATCCACGGGCAAGTCGTACACGGTTCAAGGCCGCACCTTGACCCGGTACGACCTGCCCGAGATCCGCCAGCAGCTTGTGTACCTTCAGGGCGAGCTTGCGGCGCTCGACACCGGTCGTCGCGGCCCCGCCATCGTACTCGCAAGGGTGAGGAGGTAAGGCATGGCAGTGCTGGATCAGTTCGGGCATCCCCTCTCTCCCGTGCCCACCTCGCGCATGACCGCCCGTGCCTCCCGCGACGCCGGGGCCTATCGCGGCTCCATCTCGGGCTGGCGCGGGCCGCAGGTGCATTCCCCGGAAGGGGAATCCCGCGAACGCGACGTCATGCAGCGCCGTGCCGCCGACCTCGCCGCCAACGATTGGGCGGCGCATTCGGCGGTGGAGGCCATTTCGGGCAACGCCATTGGGACGGGCCTTGTCCCGAAGGCGAGCATCCCCGCCGACATGCTCGGTATTTCCTCCGAGAGCGCCCGCGAACTCGGCAAACGGATGGAATGGGCCTTTGCGCTCTGGACGTCCGAAGCCGACGTTCGCGGGCAATGCCACTTCGTCGACCTCCAGAACCTCGGCCTCCGGACGATGTTGAGCTTGGGCGAGATGCTGCATCTGGCGGTCATGCTCAACGAAAAAGAGCGGGAACGGCAGAACCGGACGTTCTCGCTCGCGCTCCAGACGCTTTCCCCGGCCCGCCTGATGACGCCGAGCGACCAGCAGAGCGATCCGCTCATCCGCGACGGCGTCCGCCTGTCCGAGTACGGCAGGCCGGAAGGGTACTGGCTGGCGACGCCCAAGGCTTCGCCCCAGTCCTCGTTCCTGTCGGTGGAGCGGAGCGCGCTGCTGTCGGAGGACTTCACCTATGTCCCGGCCCGCGTCGGCCACCGTCCGGGGGTGTTCCACCTGTTCCGGCACGAGACGGACGAGCAGGTGCGCGGCGTTTCGGCGTTCTCCAAGGGCATCGAGCTGTTCCGCAACCTGTCCGACGCCATCAGCTACGAGCTGTTCGCGCAGGTCATAGCCGCGTCGTTCCCCGTCTTCGTCGCGCTGGAAAACGGCGGGGTGCAGCTCCCCGACTATGTGACGGAGGGGCGGGAAGGCGACGGCGAACGCCGGGAACGCCAGCTTGTCCAAGACCTCAGCCCCGGCCAAGTCCTCTACGGCAACGAAAACGAAAAGCCGTACGTGCTGGAATCGAAGCGCCCCTCGGCCAACTTCTCCGCGTTCGTTGAGATCGTGCTCCGGGCGACGGCGGCCTCCGTGGGCATCCCCTACGAATCGCTGACGAAAGACTTTTCCAAGACCAACTATTCCAGCGCCCGCGCCGCGCTCAACGAGGCGTGGAAGCTCTACAGCTTTTACCGCAACTGGTTCGGGCGGCTTTACTGCCAGCCCGTCTACGAGATGGTCATAGAGGAGGCATTCCTTCGGGGCATGTTCGAGCTTCCGAAAGGCGCGCCCGGCTTCTACGAGGCCCGCAAATTCTGGTGCAACGTGGACTGGATCGGCCCCTCGCGCGGGTTCGTGGACCCGGTGAAGGAGATCACGGCCACCATCCTCGCGCTGCAAAACCGCCTCATGACCTACGGCGAGGCATGGGCCGAAACGGGCAGGGACTTCGACGAGGGCTACGCCCGGATGCTGGAGGAGTCTCCTCTGCTGGCGCTGCTCGGCCCCCTGAGCCTGAGCACCAAGCCCGGGAAGCCGGGCAAGGACGCGGCCCCGGAGAGCGACGAAAAGCCGGATGAAGAGGGCGGGCCAGAAAAGGGAACGGGGGAAGAAGATGAATGAACTTTGGGCGTTGCCCTTCGACATGGCGGAACAGGTGCTGGCCGAACTGGCCTTGGCAAAGGCGAAACCTCAAGCGCTTGTTGAAGGATTCCCGGAGCGGAAGGCGCGTGGCTACGAGCTTGTCGGTGGGGTGGCCGTCATCCCCGTATCCGGGCGATTGTCAGGGAACAGGGCTGGTACGGAACCGGGCAGGATGCCGTGTCTTCGGCGTTGAAGGCCGCCCTTGCCGACCCTTCCGCCCGCGCCATCCTGTTCGACATCAACAGCCCCGGCGGTGTCGTTTCGGGCACAAAAGAGCTTTCCGACGCCATTGCCGAGGCCCGGACGAAGAAGCGCTGCGCCGCCTACGCCAACGGCCTGTGCGCGTCCGCCGCGTACTGGCTGGCGTCGGCCACGGGCACGGTCTACGCGCCCCTGCCCGCCACGGTCGGCAGCATCGGCGTGATCATGACGATCACCAACTACGCGAAACTGGAAGAGAAATGGGGCATTTCCACCGTGACCATCACGGGCGGCAAGTGGAAGGCGGCCGGACAGGGCGGCGAGCTGACCGAAGAGGAACGCCAGTATTTTCAGGAACGGATCAACACCCTGCACCAGATTTTCAAGGCCGATGTGGGCCGTCACATGGGGCTGACGGCTGACCCGCAACTGGGGGGCGAGGCGGCCCGCCACGGGGCGCAGCTTCTGCTGGCGCAGCCCGCGCGGGAACTTGGCCTTGTCACCGATATTGTAAGGGATCGCGACGCCGCGATCCGCAAACTCGCTGTGGAGGCACAGATGACCAGAGAAGAACTCGCCGCGCAGTCCCCGGAACTGGTGGACGCGCTGCTGGCCGAAGGCAGGCTGAAAGCGGAGGCCGAGAACAAGGCGAACATGGACAAGGCGGCGGCTGATGCCGTGGCCGGCGCGCTTGCCGTGGTGAAGGC